ACTCCCTTCATCGGGCAGTCAGGCCAAGAACTAAACAGGATGTTACTAGACGCTGGTCTCCAACGGGAGGACTGCCGGGTGATTAATGTCACCTCCGTCCGCCCCCTCAACAATAACATCCAGGAGTTCTTCCCCAAACCAAAGCAGTTAAAGGGTGGCGAACAGCTGTACAATGGTCGCCACTGCAGGCAAGAGATCCTTACTGGCCTCATGTTACTGAAAGCTGAGATCGCCGCCACAAAGCCGCGCGTTATCATCGCCCTCGGCGACACAGCACTCTGGGCCCTCACAGGAGAGAGTGGCATAGGTAACTGGCGTGGGAGTTTTCTGCAGCATGAGTCTGGAGCCACCATCATTCCAACATACCACCCGGCTGCTATCCTCCGTATGTGGGAGTGGAGATACATCTGCGTAAATGATCTGAAGAAAGTCAATGACATCCTCATGAGGAAAGTCACTGGCGCACCAAGGGAGTTCTTTCTTACTTCCCCCAGCTGGGGCAATTTAACTTCTCTCTTTAAGAACCTCCACCTCCGCTTAGACTCAGGAGAAACACTAACCCTCGCCGTAGACATCGAGACACGCAACAGACAAATCGACTGCCTTGGCTTCGCATGGAGCCCCAGCAACGCCATCTGTATTCCCTTCTTTGCTCTATCCACAGGAGAATCCTACTGGGACCTGGATGGAGAGCTTAAGATAGTGGAGATGCTGCGTACGCTTCTACTCCATCCGAACGTCAAGGTCGTCGGTCAGAATTTCTCTTACGACGCTGCATACATGGCGAAGCTATGGGGCTGGTACCCGACGCCAGCCTTCGACACTATGATAGCCCATGCAGTTGCCTTCCCCGGACTTCCTAAAGCCTTAGACTTCTTATCTTCACTCTATCGCCCTTGGCATAGATTCTGGAAGAATGAGCGTAAGGAAGCTGACGATAAAGTAGACGATCAGATAAGATGGACTTACAACTGCCGGGACTGTGTAGCCACCTGGGAGTGTGTCCCCGGCATTCAGAGCGCCATTGATGAAGGGAATCTTCAGGAACCTCTAGACTTCGAGCACTCTCTCTTTAATCCTTTGATGGAGATGGAGATGCGAGGCGTCCGTATAGATGTACCTCAGCGCTCAGAGTTCTCCTTAATGCTCATGGATGAGAGGGCTAAGCTAGAGCAATTCTTCATCGACATATCTCAGAACGTCTGGGACGATGTACCTCTTACTAAAGGTAAGACAAAGACTGCCTGGTACAACAGCCCTAAGCAAACCCAGAAGGTTATCTTCGAAGTACTCGGACAACCGCTCGTGAAAAACAGAAAGACTGGAGCCCCTTCTGTTGACGACGAAGCACTGACTAAGATCATGTCGAGGGAGCCACTACTAATCCCTCTGTGTGAGGCGATGCTAACATACCGTTCCCTCGGTGTATACCAAAGCACCTTTGTAAACTCTCGCCTCGACCACGACAACCGTATCAGGACTTCATACAACCCAGTCGGCACAGAAACATTCCGATTCAACTCTACGATAGATGCCTTCGGAGTCGGGATGAACCTGCAGAACATACCATCAGGAGATAAAGAATGACCCCTACACATTACCGCTCGTTCCGCACTGAGACTTGGGCTCCCTTGCCACCCCGCATAGTCTGGCCCAAAGATCTCCATAAGAACTCTGTCAGTCGGTCCCATATCTATCTCGACACAGGCAACGGGCATCTCTTCATCCAGGCTCTTCGGTATGACAATGGCGCAGTCTGGACGCCAAACATGGGATGGATAAACAAGGGAGGAAAAGGATGAGCCTACCTAACATAAAGCTCCTCTTCCAGCCGGACCCAGGTTATATCATCTGTGATATCGACCTTGATCGTGCAGACCTTCAGGTAGTAATCGCTGAAGCTGACGACGCTGAACTCCGTCAAGCCTGCGCCGAGGGCATTGATCTCCACGCACTGAACGCTGCCACTCTAGCTAATGTCCCACTTCACTCTGTCACCTCACGCCAGAGGGCGTTCGCCAAAGCCTGGGTACACGGTACAAACTACGGCGGAGCTGCCCGCACGATGGCGATAGCTGCAGGGTGTACAGTGGCTGAAAGTGAACACGCCCAAGACCGATGGTTTGGCGCGCACCCAGGCATTAAAGCTTGGCATGAACGTACAGAGTCATCCTTACAAACAACTCGCCAGATTCGAAACGCCTTTGGCTTCCGCCGCTTCTACTTCGGGCGTATGAATGGCCTCCTACCACAAGCGTTAGCCTGGGTCCCCCAGTCAACTGTCGCATATGTAATCAACAAAGGACTCCGTAATGTCTATGACCAAATACCTCAGATACAACTCCTCATGCAAGTCCACGATTCCCTCGTCGTGCAAATCCCAGCAGGAAATTTCGTGGCATCTTTACTACCCCTTCAAGCAGCCTTATCCATTCCCATCCCTTATTCCCCTGTACTCACAATCGGCACTGGAATCAAGGCTAGCCGCCATAGCTGGGGCGCTTGCGCCCCTATAGACTGGAACTATAAGGGAGTTCTTGCAGCATGATCTATAACATCTCCCCTCTAGATTCTCCTCTATGGCGCTTCGTCCCAAGAGCAGACTACACTATCATTCAATTCTCTGGGTTTGATCAAAGAGTGATCCGATATATCGCTAGCCTACAACTGCAGCGGAGACTAAAAGCCCAGGGATTTCTTTGGGAGGAGGATGCACTTACGCCATTGCAGCCTGAATAGCGAGATGATATACTGATTGAAGAGCTGGAACAATATCGTGTGCTAGTATCTCATCCGATACCACCCCACCAAACCCCGGAGCCCCCATGCCACGCAACCACCCAGACTGGATTCGCGCCTATATGTCTTACGCTTCCTACAGTGAAGCACCATCTCGTTTCCACTACTGGACAGCCGTATCCACAATGGCTGGGGCGCTCCGACGCCGAGTCTGGATAGACCAGAAATACTTCCAGTGGACGCCGAATATGTATATCATCTTCGTCGCTCCCCCAGGCATCATATCTAAGTCCACGACTGCCGGCATCGGCATGAAGCTCCTAAAGCAAATCGACGGAATCCACTTCGGCCCTAACAGTGTCACTTGGCAGAAGCTAGTAGAGTCACTGGAAGACTCCACTGAAGAAGTGCTTGACCCAGTCACTGGCGAAACCCATGTAATGTCTTGCCTCAGCATAGCCTCATCTGAGTTCGGTACTTTCCTTGACCCTCAAGACCGCGCTATGGTAGACGCGATGGTCGATCTCTGGGACGGCCAGATAGGCACCTGGGAGAAGGCCACAAAGACCCAAGGCTCCAGTTCCATAGAACAACCCTGGGTTAATGTCATCGCCTGTACTACTCCCGCCTGGATCGCAGGTAACTTCCCTGAGTACATGATAGGTGGCGGCTTTGCTTCCAGATGTATCTTCCTCTACGGTGACGTTAAGGATAAGCTCATAGCCTATCCCAGCAAACACATCCCGCAAGACCTCCACCTTCTAGAGAAAACTTTAGTCGAAGACCTTGAGTCTATCTCTTCACTCTTCGGGGAGTATCATCTTACAGAAGAAGCTACAGCCCTTGGTGAAACCTGGTACCTCCAACATTACGCTGACACCCAGACCTCCAGTGACAGCCGCGCCATAGGCTACCGCGCTCGTAAGCAAACCCACATTCATAAGCTCGCTATGGTGATCTCAGCTGCACGGAGGGATGATCTTCTGGTGGACGCCACTGATCTACAAGAAGCCATAGATGTAGTGACAGGCCTAGAGTCAGAAATGCCAAAAGTCTTTGAACTCATAGGTCGTACGGAAGGAGCGCGCTACACAGAAGCTGTAAAGGATTTTGTAATGCGGGCTGGCTCTGTCGACCGCCCCACCCTGATGAGAGCCCTGACCTCCATCTTCTCCCTTAAAGAGATACAAGATGGAGTCGAGGCTTGTGTCGCCGCGAGATATATAATTCCTGTCCAGGATGGCCTGAGACATATGTATACTTGGAACCCGAAGCTCACAGAAGAGACTATCATCGACGATGGGAGCAGACGATGTACTTATCCCCTACACAGCTGAACAAGATCGCCTGTACCCACTGGACCCATAAGAACCTTACGGAGATTCTTCTGTCCAGGCTTCCCGTAATTCCTGTGAAATCTGGCGCCCTGCCCGCTGCGTTGGTAGACCCCTTTTTGCTGCTTCCGCCGCTCTTCCGCGAGAGGCAAGACTAGCTTGTACAGTATCTCCTGAGATCCTCATACCTCGATCAGGAACCTTATTATTATATTTCTTAATAGCCTTCTTTAGATCAGCGATAGCTTCCCTATTATCTCCCTTATCTATCTCTACAACCCAACCGAGCTGCTTCAACAAATGCTGGCGCTGTGACTGCCAGTAAGCTATATGCTGCCGGGTGAGCCAACGTAGCTCTGACTCCTCCGTCACCCTTGTCGTAGCGAATCCGAGAGCCTGTCCCCCTAATTCTCCTGCTAGCTTCGCATTATGCTCCATATCATAAGGGTCGAACTTAAACTCCACCCCTATATCATGCCCAGCATAATTAGACTCATACCCTCGGCTCCAACGCCTCAGTGCCTTCGATGGTCCATTCAGTGCCTTCGGCAGTGCCTTTTCCCACTCCCGCCATTTGTCAGGACTTTCGCTAGACATAGCCTGCAGGAACCTTGACGGAATGCCCCATACAGGGCCAGCTATATCCTCTACTGCACTCGGCCAGACCTTATCATAGGACTTCACTCCAGTAGCTCCTTGCTTCAGCGCCTCCATTCCAGGCACTTGACTACCCTGTCCAAGCGACCCAGATAGATCCCACATACCGAAAGTATATCTCGACATACCATGCAGTAGCAGATCAGGCCGTACCCCAAGGTCCTGAATAAACGCAGCCGCATCCACTTCAGCTTCCTTAATCGGATTTTTAATCCCCAAGGTCTTCGACATAAAGTGAGCCATTATCTCAAGCACTCTCCATATATCCTCGGCAAATGGCAGTCCAGCCCCACCCGCCATCAGCCCCATCATCAGCATCATCTTCCATTTAGCTGGATCAGTGAAAGTAAAGTACAGAAAGTTCTGTTGATACATCTTGAAGAGAAACAAATGACTCCGACGATGCCGCATAAACATCGGGCGGTTCCATCGAGCATATTCAAACTGCGTCCTATCAATTATATCCCTACCACTCCATCGAGCTTTCTCCATCAGATCAGCCCGAGCATCTTCATCCGTCAATTCATCAACAGTCTTAACTCCAGCCTCCTTCAGCATCTTATCTCGCGCCAGTCTATACGACGCCATGAAGGCAATATATCTATTAACCTTCTCCATGTTCTGGAAAAGATAAGCTCCCCATTCTGATGCCACCCTGATACCCTTAGCAGCTTTATCACTCTTCAGAAAGCTCCCAAGCATTAACTGCTGCAGATTACTGCCTTGCGACAGTGCAGACAACTCTGTCGCTAACGATTCATTCAGGAACCCCTGCTTCACGCCCCAGTCAATGGCGCCCAGGAGATCTCCCTCTAAGGCATGATCCTCTGACAGTCCCTTCCTGAGATCCACCATAGCCTTAGACATATAGCTAATCCCATCTTTCACTCCATATCTATCCGTCAACACAGGCCCTGTCATCAATGCAGTCTGTGTAAGGTTAATCGCTGCACTCTTCACCACGCCCCCAAGATACCACTGGAAGCCGAAGGCCCTCAGATATGCCCACTCCTCACCCGGGTTCATAGCATACTGATAGTGTTGCCTGAAGTAATCCTCCAGATCCATCAGTGAATTCCCTTCATCAGTTTTTTCTACCTGCTTCCTGAACTCCTTCATATCATCTATAGAGTCCATAAGCTCTGCATAGTGCCTGATTCGAGCAAGGTGGTTTGCAGCAGTCTGCATATAGGTAGCATACCCTCTCACCGCATCCAGCGAATATCCTGGCGTCCCTTTCCTCCGTTGTAGCCTTTGCTTAAACGATTGCCCAGGCGCCATATTATGAAGCATCTCATCAAAGCCAGTTAATTGATCTTCAATATTCTTCTCTGCCTGTTCTTTCAGAATAGTATAAGTCTTAGTGGCTGCTTCAAACTCAGCATCTGTCATTGCATCCTTCACAGCCTTCTCTGCATCTAACATTTGCTCCGTCTCAGTTCCAGCTGCCATCATAGCCTTCAGCCGCGCCACTAACTGCGGGGGCATTCCCTGAAAACTCATCACTGTATCAGAGAACTTTCCTGAGCCAACATTAGCTTTAGCCCCATACTGTTTCGATAGCTGTGCCTTCCGCGCTCTCTGTTCTCCTACAGTCTCATACGCTTCAAACAGGACTACTGAGCCAGCATTAAAATCTCTACCTTGGAACGACACTGGCACCTTCGTTTCCACTTGCACCCAGAACTTCCCGAACCGCGATAGCGGCCAGTAATCCCTATCCAGCATAGCTGTTCGCTCTGCATCCAGCTTCGCTTCCATCTCAGCTATCTTCTGCAGCCGAATGCCTTCTGGCAAATGCCTGAACCGTCTAGGAAGATCCGCCTTCAACACATCCATTACATCATTCAGTATAAGGGCGAAGTCTCCTGAGGTCTCCTCCACTAACTGCTGAGCCCTTTCTGTCAGAGGATACTTCTCCGCAATCTTAGTCTTTTCCTCAACCGTCAGTTTCCTTTCCTTCTCATCACTTTGTATCGTCACTTCATGAACATAATGAGAGAAATTCTGCAGTTCCTTCTTATCCATTTTCGCCAGTGCCCGCGCTCGTGCATCTGCCAAAGCAGTAAGAGCTGACTTATCTGCCCACCAATCCATGATCCCCCTGATATATCTTGCCACCCCAGGCACTTTCATATTCTGCCAACCAATCTGTTCTGGCGTCAGCATATATTTCATAAAGGCGTTGAAGCGGGAGATGTTTACACTAGGATGAGTTTGCCCCTCCAGCGGCCCCGTCTTCACAGTCAAAGCCTCTGGCCCCGGCGGTAATCCCTCAGGTACATTCGCATGAGACAGTTTCTTATTAGTAATAGAGTACTTTCCATGGTTTCCTGTGGCTGATTTAAATTGAGTCCCAGCGTCTAGTACAGCTATATTCACTGGGGCCCCAGCATACTCCCTCATCGTTACAGCGTCATAACCTTTTATTTTTATGAAGTTATCAATAAAGTAATCATCTTCAATAGTAGTCCATTCTCCTTTTTTCATATGAGAGATAGTTTGCTCTATTCCCATTCCTGATACTCCATGCCCACCATTTTCATTAAGCATCCATTGACGTGCTGCCTCAATATCATCTGGGTTCCTGTGATCCCAAGGCTTCTTAGTGTACACATATAATGGAAGTACCACAGCTTTCTTGCTTACATACTGTTGATTCAGAGGACTATGAGCAAACCCAGAAGCTGTCTGTGGACTCATCGAAGCAAACGACATTCCAGAGTAAGATGAATGTCTTTTCTTAATCTCAGAAAAAGCCTCTTCATTCACTCCCACCGCGTCTGTTTGAGCTGACTTCACCAGCCCCCCGTGATACATCACCATAGGCTGACCGTTCTTATCGACCCACTTAGAGGGCTCCCCACCTTGATTCCACCACCTCAAGAAGTTTCTTTCATTCAACACCCACTTGACGCCCCCACTTAGCTTCAGTCCAAGCGCCCCATGCACGGCATCATCCAGCTTTCCTAAGGCATACTGCACTGCTGTAGGATCAGTCGACGCTAAGTTCTGGGCCACATCAGACAGCTTAATCCCTTCCATCTGCAAAGTCTTCAGTCTTTTGTCAAACCGCAACTCGTCCAACCAGGCAGATAAAACTGGAGGCGCTCGCCACTTATTAGCTTTCTGCCATCCGAAGAAGTCTTTGAGCTTCTTAAATACTTGAGCAAAGAACTTTCTTACTGGCGGGTGCATTTCTTGCTTCTCAGACATATACCTCGCTACGCCGTCAGCTAAGAACTCCCCCATAGATGTCAGTGAGTCGTAATTCACCACATCCATAGCATTCAGATTCCCTGCATAGTTCACATTTGCATGAGCAGTAGCAGCCGGTTGTACACTCTGCACAATCTCACTCAGTCTCTCTCGATCCCGCAGGTCATGCCGCTCTTTAAGCCAATTAAAGTACTCTTGAGTCAAGGCTTTCTGAGTCGCTACCGGGGCCTTCAGCAATTCGTGCGCCAACAAGTAATGCCCTAGCTCGTGACTCAAAGTTTCATATACATGCTGCTTGAGCTTCTCTGTAAAGCCCCCGTACTGCTCTAACATCTGGGGCAGGTTCAATCGTATAACAGTCTTATCAAACAGTGGCCCCCCAGTGAACATACTTCCCCACGCATTAGGAGCCCCAACCATTCCTGCAGCTTTCCACTGCTTATCATCAACAACAAGAAACGCAGGATCTCTGTCGGAGGGAACAAACTTTCCTACGAAGTTATCTATAACGCTTCTAGTGAAGTCTCGGAGTTCTCTCACCCCTTTATCTTGGTTCAGCGAATCAATTGCCGCCCCACTGTTCATATGTTGACTGACTACCTTACCATCAGCTATATCCTGCAGTTCCTTCCGCATTTCTTCCGGCAACAGCAGGCTCGCTCCTACTACTACGTTTGCAGAAGAGTCGACTACTTCTCCATTCTTCAGTGCATCATATTCATACCCATCAACATCATACAGATACTCATCAAATGCTACAGGGATATCCTCCTGCAAGGTAACCTCTGGCCCCGCCTGATTTACCGCATCTTCCCAGGTCTCAGGCATCACCACGCCCGGCAAATCAGCCTTAAGCTGAAAGAAAGCCCTGATACTCTGGAGATTCCTTACCAGTACCTTTGCTATCTCAGTCTTCGTTCCTTTCTGAGGACTTCCACCTTTCTTATACAGCTCCTCCAGAACTTCCAAATCCCTCTGGACTCCCTGCACATTCGTCCCTTCTTGGATCAGAGCTTTAGCTTCTTCGTAAGTAGCCCACTTAGTCCCAGAAGTCTCCCACTCAAAAGCCCTTTGAGATCCATTCGCAACACCAAGATAAAAGAGCGCCGCTGTATCAGTCCCTGAGTAGAAAGGCTTATCTAGCTTGTCTACAATATCAGTATCGTACCCGGTCTCTTCTACCAGTTCCCTTTTAGCCGCATCTACAGGATGCTCATTGATATCTGCCCCACCCTTAGCAAACGTCCAGTGATACCCATCAAAATGATTCGCTGGCTCCCGTAACAGGACTCTTCCAGAGTCGGGATCAACCAACAATACTCCATAACGAGCATCAGCAGGTTCTACATCTTTCCAGGGGCCAAAGTGTGGATTTTGACTCCTTTCCTTTGCTTCAACCCCTTTAGGCTCAGAAGAATTCCAGCGTTTAGCCCACGATGCAAATACTTTCTTCGGGATCTCCTGGGTAACTGGCGCTATCGCATCAGGCTTCTTCCGCCCTAACTTCTTCAGCAGCGACGCCTGTTTACTCAACAACTGACTTCGTCTGGATTTAAGGCGGCTCTTCAGGATCTGCCGGTCTGGCCCAGAGTTTGGTCCATGCGCATCTACCAGCTGATCAATCATTTCTGGCGTCACACGCTGCACCTTCCGAATACCAGCACTGATCTCTGCGTCTGTCATATCAGTAAAGACAGAAGCTGCCTGCGGCGACAGTGTAGAGTCAGTCATCGAGTATGTTTCATGGACGGCTCCAGGAGTAAAAGCATCTCCCTTCTTCCCTCCCTGCGCCCTAAACAACAGCGCTCCGCCAGGGTCAAGTCTGACAGCATTCCCTGCACTGTCTATAACCATATTATCATACTCAAGCCCGATAACATCCCAATTCGCTAACCACGCATCAACGATAAAGTTTTCTCTTGCGCCTTTAGCCGCAGCTAACTCTTGTGGAGTTCCTTCCTTAAGGTCAGGAATAATGGTCGAGGCAATTCCCACACCACCCTCAGTATGTATCGCTTGAAGCTTTGGCGTCAGTACTCCAGCGGCTTTATACAGCTTCCCCGCCAGCACTTCATTATGCACTCTATCCTCATCCTGGGGATATTTGATATAAAACTGCTCGTTAGTATCATGGTCGGTAAAGGTTCCTCCTTCATTAGACCCAGCTTGCGGTCCTGTCTTCCTCAGATCCTTATCGCTCCACTCAGCTACCTGATCAGTAACATCCCAAGGAGCTTTCTCTATAGGAGCCTCAATAGTAATATCTTCAACATGAAGTCTCGCGCCAAGGCTATAGTCTTCAACAAACTGTATCCACTTCTTGTTGTTTGTTTGAGCAAGAGCTTTAAGTTTGTTTTGTGCCTGATCTACATCTCCAATCTGTAGATAGTCATCCAACAAGCTCGACATTTCATCCAACTCAAGCTCAGAAGGATCTTCTAGATGCCCAACATTGATCTCAGCGTACAACCCAGCAACTTTCGAGGATAGCTCTGGCGTAATATTGGGAGAATTATATATCTCAGCTACTATACTCTGGGCCCCTTCATTATCCCCCATCTCAGCATAGGCTTTTGCCAGATCATACATCGTCTCCAGCTCACCAATATCCTGGCCAAAAGTAACCTCAGGCTGCTCCTCAAGGACAAGCTCCCCCTCAGCCTCTATCTCATCCAACAGTAGGTTAAGCTCATCCCCTTCCTTCAACCCAGAGTCTTCCTGCATCTGAATTGCTATCGCAGGAGGTACTTTTGGTGTAGGCTCCACAACCTGATCAGTCATATCAGGCAGTGGATCATCATCCGGAGCCAATGGTTCTCCTGTCGGTCCTATCTTCTGCACCCCGTGCATAGCAGCAGTCTGTACACTACCACCAATCAGTGTAGATGCAGCTGTCATCTTCCAGGTTTCTACAAAGTCCCCGACAGTTACATTATCATCCAGCCCATGAAAATACGCATTGATCTTTTGTGTAGTCTCTGCCACTAACTCCCCGGGTATCTCCGCCTTCATTACATCAATGAGCTTCTGCCGCAATGTAGGATGTGTTGCCAGGAGTCTCTTAAATGGTAGTGCTTCAGATGCTCCTTCTAACACTCCATCAATAGCTCCATACCTAAACGCAGTAATAGGGTCTTTCCCTTCCTTCAGCGCTTCAGCATAACTTAGTGCACCTACCTGAGTTCCCATAGAGGTAAGACCAAGTGCCAGTCCACCAAAGCCTCCCAAGGCTAGTGACGTCCCGGACATTGCTGCCGATTGCACAGCATTACTATATGCTTGCTGCCAGAAAGGTTGATTTGCTGGAGTAGACTCTGCAATCTCTTCTCGGCCAGTTTCTGTTAATTCTACTGCACCGGCTTGCATCTCCTCTCTAGGCTCCAGACCAAGCTGCCCTCCCAGCACTCCCGCAGGAGTAGGAAGTGGCGTAGTTGCTAACTGACCTAAACTACCAAGAGTCTGCTTCACGCTACCAAGAATTAGATCTCCTGTACTCTCTAGAGTTCCTCCTTCTCCAAGCCACTTAGACTCAGGGCTTTTTGCTTCAGGAGTAGAAAAGGAAGCTTCCGCTCCCCCCTCGTCCCACGGTGCTGTATCCTGCTGAACACTCTCCCAAGGGGCTACCTCGTTTGTCGTGTCCCAGGGTGCTTTTTCTGCCATTATAGTTCTCTCCAATTCTCCTGTTTATTTGACTCTGCTCCCTTCGGCAGCCCATATCTTTTACCTTGATACATCCTGATCTGGTCGTACTGATCTCCACCACCAGTCGCAGTCTCGCCGTATTCTCTCCGGAGACTTTCCTTAGCTATTCGTACTTCCTCCGCAGATGGCGTCCCAAAGGCAGAAAGATCCTGATACACCTTAAGCCAGGCTTCCTTAAAGCTCGGAGCCTTCTTAATCTCCAGAACTCTTTGTGCTGCTTTATCAACGGCCTCCGCCTCCGACATACCAGGATTCAGCTTTCTATTATTCTTCGCAAGCATTCGGATAAGCTGCTGTTGGGCTCCAGGCTTAGCGCCACCAGTAATACCTTCATTCTTTGCTCTGGCTCTATTCAGTTCAGCCTCAGACTTCAGTTTATCTCTAGCGAGTTCCTCTCTACCTGCAACCCTTTCTTCTTGAGCAGTATCCAGATCAACCCGTTGCTGCTCTTGAGCTTGCTTAGTCTTCCTCTCTTCTATCTGTTGACGGAGGCCTGCAAGCCTTCCTTGATACTCAAAGCCTTGCCCTACAGCTCCAGCTATATGCTGGCCCGTAGACTGCCCTGGCTGTACGTTCCCCATCATCGCGCCACCGACAGTCATCAATGTCATCAGCATATCAGGATCATTTCGTATATTCTCCAGCACTTGCTGCCACCCAGCCTTACGCTGTTGCTGCTCCTGCGGATTAGCTGGAGCCCCTACGCCTGGGGGAGCTTGCTGTAGCCCTGCGGCTAACTGCGGTGCAGCTGTAGACTGCACGGGCTGTGTCGCAGGAGTTGACGGAGCAAGCGCCGCCGCTAGATTCTGCTGTGGAGTCTGTTGAACATTCTGTACCATTATCTTCCACCTCTAAAAAGTCCTGCTAAACCTGCTGGTTGACCTGCTCCAGGAACTTGCCCATATAATTGAGGCGTAAGAGCCTGTGCTAACTTCGCGCTACCCAAGGAAGGGTTCCCCGCCTTCGGAGGAGCAAAGCGTTGCTGCCCTGCTTGCATCAACGCCCAGGCCTGTAGGGCTGTCTTCATCTTCTCGGCGTCCATTTCAGCAGCTTCATTCTCCTGCGGCACGAGAGGATTAATCTGAGAAATCCTCGGATCTTTCATTGCATCCAACGTAGCCTGTTGAGTCGTTGCCTGTGCCTGTGCAATCTGATCAGCAGGAACTTGATTAATCGCTGCCATATCAATACCAAAAGGACTTTGTGCCATCGAGGCTGGGGGACCCTGAGGCTGCACTGGAGCTTGAGACGTTACCGGGGCAGGCGGTTGCGCTAATGAGCCGCCTAATCCTGGCGCAGGACTCAACCGAGATTCTGGACTCAGTGTACTTAAAGGCTTTACATTAGGATCAGCTCCAGCTAAATCAGCATCACCCTGTGACATACTTCCACCTTGTTTATATATATCTGATTGCCTTAACTCTTCAATTCCCTGAGCGAACTGTGTAGGATCTCCTTCCATCGCCAGCTTATCAAACATAGGTCCAGCAAGAGGACCATCTCCCGCTAGCATTTCCATCAGTCTTAAGAATTGATCCATCATTACAATATCCCCATTAAGAGGCCAAGTCCACCGCCAATCACTGCACCCATAGGTCCACCAACAGATCCTATTTGTGCTCCAACCATCGCCCCACCAGCTGCTCCACTCATCGCCCCACCAAGGCCACTAGCGAGCTTGCTCTGCCCACCTCCACTTGAAGTCGCCACACTCTGCCCACCAAAGTTACCTTGCACTAACTGTTGGTATTGCGCTAGCTTAGTCGCCGGCAGTGACTGTTCAAACTGGTGTCGAGCCATCTGATCTTGCAGCAAAGCATTACTCATCTCCCGATCCATCTGTCCGGTCTGCGCCAACAATCCCGCTGGCCCAGCACCCAGTTGCATAGTCTGGGGCGCGAGAGCTAAGCCCTTTGTTAAAGCCTCCAGTCCCTGCCCATAACCTTCAGACGCCATCCCCGCACTGGTCGCCAGCATATCTTCCAGCGCTTTATCTACCAACTGCGACTGCATTACTCCATGGCGAGACCCACCGTATCCTCCCGAGATCACCGCCCCCCGGTCTAGCCCAGGAAGTATATTCTCCGTAAGCTGCTCAGCTATAGGGGAGATCGCTCCTCTGATAGAAGCGCCAAGCGCTGGGTTCGAGCCAGGATATAACACTGGCCCAGATAGAAAGGACTGTGCTCCTTGTGCCTGATCCGCCTGCTGTTGCGCACCCCCTTGGGCATATTGCTGCAGCTGTTGCTGCGCCTGCACTTCCTGGGGCGCATACGGAGTAACTGTAGAGCCAGGAAAATAGTTTGGTCCCTCTGCCTGAAACTGCTGCTGAGCGTTCGCAAATATATCCTGCAGATAAGGTTGCTGCCCCGACCAGGGATCAGCCTTTTGTGTTGTAGTGCTATTGCCGCCACCGCCACTCATATTTCCACTCCCATAACATAACTCTTAGTCGTATGTGCGCGGGAGCGATACAGTCTCTCCCAACCTTGTCTACCGTACGCCCTCATTCCTGTGCATCCATTAGTTTTCCCAAACGCTACCATCACATCATAGACACCATTCATCCAACTGGGAAGTCCACTACCACTCGCCAGGAATAACTCTAATACTTTCCTTCTGGGATATACAGTAATTCTCGTGAGAAACACTGCTATTAGCTTTCCGCCACACTTAGCTGCCCACACTTGTATATCCTTACTTTCAATCTGTTCGAGAATATCCTCAGGAGAATAATCTAAATGAGCATCTGAGGCATTCAGTCCAACAACAATAAACTCCCGAAAGGTCTCCCAGTGCTCCGTTACATACCAATGAGGGACTCCTGTGAAGGCCACACTCACCCCAGGAATCTCCACCCACCATTGTAGTAATAATATATTCCGACGCCAGAGCCTGGATCCCAATCCACACCATCAGCTATTACAATCAGTCCATCCCTTACCTTCACTGGCTCTACATGCAGAGACTCAATCGACCCCCGAATGATTAGGTCCGTGATAACCTCTAGCTTAAGGAACTCGCTCTGGAAGTACCAAGGGGAATATTCTGCAGGAACTGGCTCATGTCTGTAGCGGTCAATTTTAACTTTAGGGGGGTTTATCTGGGAGACTACTGCATCAAAAGAAATGAACCGAGCCTTTATAACTTCCGCATCGAGACTAGCTGTCTTCGTTACAGTAGAAACTGCTGCTTCAGTAAAAGAAGAATCTCCTCCATCAGTACCTTCACAACCAGGGAAAGCGCAAGAAGGTGGCTGTACTTTACCTACCCCCCCAGCACCAACTACATAATCAAAGCTAATAGAGGAAGTTAAGAATTCCTGTTCAACATATCCGCCAGAGCCTCCAGCTACATCAGGAAAGCCCCTAGTGGCTGGACCGCCAGCGCCAGCGCCAATAGCAATAGCCTTAACCCTATCATTACCTCCAGGTAAACTCCAAGAACCAGAACCAGTTATAAATGAAGTATAAGAGGTATAAGATCCATTACCATAGATAAAGACAACTACTCCATCCCCACCTGCACCACCATCCCCATAAGGAGATGCTCCATACGCTCCATGGGCACCTCCCCCACCCGGAAATCCTCCATCTCCACCAGTATAAACCCCATTTGTATTTCCAGGACTTCCTCCTGGATCACCGTCACAGCCTCCGCCGCCCCCAGCTCCTCCTTCTACTGTTAGTCCAACTACTCCATCAACTCCATTTGTAGGAGAAATTCCGCCATCTTCTCCTATACCGCCAACAGCTCCTCCAGACCCGTCCCCCCCAGCACCCCCATTAGTAGCGTTAATTCCTCCATCTGACCCAGCTACACCAAGTCCAGACATTCCAGGAGCGCCACCACCACCGCCACCGCCAACCCAAGAGCTTTCAAGTTGGGGTTTACCAGCTCCTCCAGCAGAACCACTCCTTTCTGTCGCGCCAGAACCGCCTGGAACAGTTGTATTCCCTCCGGTACCGTTTCCGTTTCCCCCATGAGCAATATAGTCAGCCATCAATATCGCCCAACAGTCTCCAACAGGAGATCATATCCATCTAGCGTTACCATAACATTTGAGTCTACAATGAACCGTATGGCCAGATAGACAAAGCTAAGATCGACATCTAGCTTCCTGTCAGTCCCAACAGTAAACTCTTGTACATCCCCCCAGACTACATCCTCCCCGAAGCGCATCTGGGAGCCAAGCTGTACTTTCAGCACAGCCCCAGGCGTCGCTTGCACTCGAGGATATAACTCCCTCAGATGCTTCACAGTCTCCGGAGATACTACAATCTCTCCCGCTCTAGTCTTTCCAGCTATCGCCAGACCTACTCTCTCCAGCGTTGAAGTAAAATCCTCCCCATTAAACTGGTAAGTTTTATCTACCTGATAGAAAGCCCTATTTGCTCCAGTCTTACAGAGTACCATTTCATATGCAGCTAGCGTCTGGAAGTATCTATCAATAGGCCACTCCATACTATCAATAGCATACGTCAGCTCATCAATCGTCGGCTCAACATCCTCTACAACAATCCCTATGGCAGCATTTGCTACATCATCTAACTCCCGTCTCGTCCAGGTACCTTCATTCCACGCCCATACGAGCGCATGAGTCAGAAGCCCCTCACTACCTACAGTAGGATACATCACCCAAATCTCACTCTCCGCCAGATTCAGCTGCACCCTACATTTATATACATAGTCTGTATCAATCTGACTAAAGAGCCAATCTCTATTTAAGTCGTCAATAACAGACTTAGTCTGGGCTCCATCATGAACAATTACATCACCCTTCGTTACCACGAAATGCTTACGCTTAAACTCTACAGCACAGCCGTAGGCAAGTATCCCCAGGTTCTTAAACACATGAGTAGTGTTAAAGACAAAGCCAGACTCCGTGAGTCTCATAAGCCAAGTAGCGTCACTCTTATACACTACAAAGAAATCGCCCATAGAGAGGCCATCAACGACCTCTCCTTGACTTTCACTAAAGCTATAGTCCCCAGCATTGTTAGTAGCCGCAGCTACCCACGTTGTAGGGACTGTGCCAGGATCAGCGGGTGTACTCCACCGCAGCTTAGTGGGGTAATCTATTCCCCCCTCCGTCATATTAATAGCAATGAGATACTGCTTAAATACTCGGATAACCTTACAGTAAGTCGTCTCTGGCCAATTCACCAAGTCTTTAAAGTTAGCTGAGCCATCCCACTGCTGAGGATAATCACCTCCACTATTGTTATTAAGTATAGGTACTCCGCCGAGAACATCCCCACTCCAGATAACGCTAGGATTGCCACTGTAATCAATGCTAGTCCTTGTGACCTCCGTATGATCCGTACCATTAGAGGTTCGGTAGAGCTTCAGGGAATCTCCATAAATCCACCATCTATTAGTCAAATCATCCCAGTAAAGCATGAACATAGGATCGACTGTAGGCGTCCCGAGGACAGCAATCTCCCCAGTGAAGCGTTCCATCGCCTTGCCTTTTGTACGCCAGTTATCGACGGCACTCCAGGCCTCTGGCGGGAGATGGTGCTCGGAGCGATCCTTCACCATCCCATACTTACCAATATCGTTTACGGAGATTAAAGGCATTAGGATACTCTCATGATGTATGCGAGTTTGTAGTACGGAGGAAGATTAGCATTAGTGCCACTGGAGCCAGTGCTATCCATAGTTATATCATGAGTATGCGCTCCATTGGATGAGGTCGTAGTCGGGCCAGTAGTCACCACGGGATTCTCATAATACTCCCCAGGAATATTAGCGCCTACGCCAACAGCAACCGTATGGGTATGCTCTCCGTCAGAATCCGTAGCGCCCGTATGCGTATGAGTTACGACAATAGCGTCAGCGCTACCGCCAGTATCACTAATCTCTCCTTGGTTCTGCGCCCCCAAGACGAACTTATCGCCAAGGTCTGGCGTCCCATTGCTGCCATCACAAAGCGCCCAGTTCGCTGATAGATTCGTCAGCGTACCTGAGAACATTATGATCCCACCTACAGGAACTCCCTTATCATCAAGCTGATCTTGTACAGATGACGTTGTCCCTACAAGCGTATTAAACTCCGTTGGGGTCGGATTAACAGCCCCATTAACATTAGGAAAGGAGGTAACAAGCGCCGTCTTAATATTCCTGTCATGATTATCCAGAGTACTACCATAGTCACTCCCAAGCGGCCACAGCTTATTCAGATCACTAATATACGAGACACCAGTTTCAAGACCCATCACTCACCTCCCATACACAATTCAGCCCCACGCACTTCCTTGCTCACACACGCGCGCTCAAGCTCATTATACGCAGTCCCTTCTCGAGACTGAAAGATTTGATACGCAGTCTTATTCTGCAGGTTCTGGGCCATTATCATTCCAGTCCTTGCAATCAGTAACTCCGGAGCATACGTCAGCCATCCGTTAGAAACATTCGACGAGAGGACAGTATCCTTCTTGTAGTACAACTGTCGCAAGGTATACACCTGATCCGGAATTGGAACAAACCTGTAATACAGTCCTGTACGAGCATACCCTTTGGGTCGTCCTTCAGTGTTCCCATACGTCCTCTTGAGGTCATCAATGTCGTACTTATAAAGCTCTGTTTCATCGCCCACCCCCGTAGCAGGATCATAAATCCACATACCGCCAAGTTCGTACTGAGCCGTCCAGTTTGCAGGCACGGCTACTCTTTCCTCAGATGCAGTCGTACTGGCAGTAGACATCTCACTTTCTAACCACCAAGGGTTGAGGCGAGTATCCTGCTCCAGTCGTACCTGTTGCACCTGCATCTCAGCAACGATATTATCATTCTGATCTGTGCGATTACCGAGGGCTCTCGCGATGCTCGCTACCGCTGTATCTCTATTCATGGGTATAAATCCCTCGTTGTCATTATGATCGTAGAGCCATTGACATACACCTTGACCCCATTAAGCTCCCCGAGAAGCCACCTTACATGTTCAGGCTCTGGTCCGAGCGCTTTCTTCAGTCCGTTTCTGTTCACGATGCGCGAGGGTCCATCTGGGAGGATTATCAGCTGATGCGTCTTGCTCTCCGCTCTCATCGTCCCGTCTTCGTCCGTCGTTATCTCCGCGTGTAGCTGAGGGGTAGAACTCATTAAAGACATCCTCATGGTTGGTTATTATCTGTTGTGACTGAGCGTTTGTAAGGCCACTTTCCCAACCGCCAGCTCTTCCAGAATTAAAAAATGTTTCTCCATTTCTCCGCTCCTTAAAACCTTTCTCCGCTTCCTGCGCCCGCAGTTGAGATATATCGCAGAGGTCTATAGCTCTCCTTAATCTCTCCTCATATATATCAAAACCCATAAAGGAGAGCATACCACCGAAAGTCTCATATGGGTCACTGAGCATCTTCTCATACCGCACAAGGAGGATTGGATACTCCTGCTCGCACGTCCAGCTTTTCACGTGAAGACTATAGGAGCCAAGGATATGCTCAAAAGGCTCATCGACGATTACTCTATGCGGATCAGCCAGCGCTGCTATCGCTTCATCTACGCTATAGTTAAAATGCTTCGCATAAGAGAGGACTACATCCCTGGGGTCTCGAATGATATATACAGCTCCTTTCGTCAGCCCTACAGGAATCATACCCATCTCATCTACTACAACATTAGCATGATGAGTCTTCACGATCAAAGGTTTACAGGCTTCAAGTGCTTTCAAATGTAACAGTGCAGCTGGACGAAGGAGCCTAATAATCTCTGGCGTCAGCTCCAGTCCGGGACTGACGGTATTATAGAAGTAAGGAACGTTATCGCCAATGCAAGTGGACATCTTGTTAATATCCACACTGCCTTTGACATACGCTTCAACTAACGCCCTCGCCCAAGTGTTTCCACTCTTTGGGTACGACGCTAACCAGACAATCCCATCAGACTTCATCATACGAGAACGTGCCAGTCTCAGCACTCAGCGTTCCAGGAGACGCAGTAGATGCTACAGTCATCATCATAACTGCATGATCTCCATGCTCACCCGTACCCGTCACGGTAGCTGTCCCTAGATCAAGGGCACTGCCGCTTGTATAAGTAAAAGCGTCAGAATAGCCAGCAGCTGAAGTAGCCTCTGCAGGAGTTGCATAGGTCGTTACTGCCTTTGCATACAGCAATACTCCCGTACCAAACCCATTCGCTCCATCAGTGTAGAACTTAAGGTTCTCAATATAACTTGAGGGAGCAACGGTAGCCTTCAACCTTAACCACTTTTCAAAGCTGTAGTCAACACCAGCAGTCGGAATGACCATAGGGTTATTAGTATCTACTGTAGCATCACCAGCATTTTTAAACCTTACGGTAGAGCTATCTTTCTGGGTCGCCGTTCCAGCAGTTCCATTCTTTTCAACAATCTGCACAGTTGCAGCCATAATTCACCTCATCAGTTATATCGAAGTTTCGGGGGTCCAGACTGTGCTCACGCCAGCCTCAGGGGTCCAGGTTGTACTAGTTGCATCTTCACCTATCCAGGTAGCGGCTGCAATCACGGCATCTAAGGAAACATTCCTCGTAACAGTCCCTATTAAAGATGCATCAAAGGAAGCTGTCAATAATCTAACTTGAGCCGCAATAATTGCGTCGAGGCTGGAGGTTTTAGTGGATGTCTGTCTTGCGAGGGCATCTAATGAAGTCGTCAGTTGATAAACTTTACCAACAACTGCATCAAGGTTCGTTGTAAGAACCTGTGTGCCGCCAGCGAAAACAACAGCATCTAAGGAAGTCGTCTTCGTCAACGTTCCCTTAAGAACTGCGTCAAGATCAGTCGTAAGGGTTGTTGCAGAAACAATAAGTACGGCGTCAAGACTTGTAGCAAGAGACTGGGCTTTCTTTAATGCTGCGTCCAGGGAAGTAGTTTTACTCTGAACTACTGCCAGAATCGCATCAAGATCTGTTGAAAGACTCTGAAGATCCTTAACAACTGCGTCTAAGGAAGAGGTCTTTAACAGCCCCACTGCCTTAAGTATTGCATCCAGCGAAGTAGTCTGGGCCCCAGCGCCAGCGGCAAGCACTGCATCCAAGCTAGTACTTAGGGATTGAAGGGCTTTTACTGTCGCATCAAGACTCGTTGTCTTCGCGCCAGACTTCAGGAGTACTGCATCAAATGAAGTACTCTTCACACCAGCTTTTAAAAGCACTGCATCCAAGCTTGTGGTAAGAGTAGACGCCTGCAGCAGGACAGCATCTAACTCAGTCGTAAGCGTTAATACTTGCTTAAGTACTGCATCAAACGAAGTAGTTTTCGTTTGGGTAGCTGATCCAGTTGCTGCCGATCCAAAGAATGGTGGCTGTATCCTGCGCATTGCGTTCCTGTAGTGTAGATGGTATAATACGTTTCCTTGTGTAAATTAACGTATAAAGCAACACCTGGGAAGAAAGGGTTTTGTGAATACTGGAGGAATGATGAGCATATTCGATCAACGAGGGCAGACAGTGGCTAATCAGGTCACTGTCCCAAGCGATAAACTAAGGGAAATGCAAAAGGAAATCGAATCCCTGCGAGAACAGATCAAGAAAGCAGATGTCGAGTATGTGAACAGAGGGTTGCATATAGACATGCTGGAAAAGAGAGAGGAAGGGGTAGAGGGTAGGATTGAATTCGAGGGGTGGTTCTGATGGATGAAGGAAGATTAGCAGCATTAATAGTAACGTGTT